ATAATACCCGTCGTAATTCCATACGTTAGCTTCAACAACGCCAGTACCTTTGTGACCTTTATTCGTGGTGCAACTTGTAACGGTTACGAATTTAGAACCTTTAAATATATAACACTTGTCGTCGAACTTGTCGGCAGCGTCTTCATTTGAGCGCACAAATAACGCCCAATAATTTGAAGGTATCTTTTCGAATGTTTCAAGTTCTTTAACCTTGTCTAATAATTGTTTGTCGGTGTATTTTCTTACATTGTTCATAAACCTATTTTTTTATTTGTCTTTAAAAGTATTATAATAAGGGCAACTAAACCAAGAATAACGGCTAAAAACTTCATTACACTAGACCAACTTGTCTTTTTTTCAACTTGAATTTCTTTTCTGTTCGTCTTTGCGTCTTGTTTCAGCTTAACCCTGTCCGTTTTAGCGTCTTGCTTTACTTGTTCCTTTATAATTTTGTATTCGGTTTTTGTTTGATAGCGTGTTTTAGGCACGTAAACTGTGTTGTTTTGAACGATAGTGTCACGGTAGTTATAAAAGTATTCTTTGTAGCCGTCTTTTATTACCGAATCACGAAAGTATATTCTCAAAGTATCTACTCTCGTGTCAATTTTAGCACCCTTTTTTACCGCTTTGTTGATATGGTAGGAAGCTGAACAACTATAAAATAATAGAAATAAAGCCGTTAAAAACACGGCAAAAATCAATCCTATTATTTGACGCATATCAATCACTCCTGCATTTCTTTTTTAACGTCTTTAACTTTTCGTACCATACCGATAATTTTCTCTAGAAACGAATAACCTTTAACCGCCTTGAAACTTTCATCCATTGATTTAACCTCAATAGAAATTAAAACCAAAGCAAGTAATTTAGTGCTTAAAAAATCGACTGCGACTACCGTTTGTGTTAAGTCATTAAGAATATAAAAATCAGTTGAGTAAGTTATAATAACCGCAGCGCAATAAGTAATTAACTTTGGAACGAACCCGTGACGTAGCTTTTTAGATTGAATTGAAACGTTAGTATTGTATGCACGCCAAACACCAAAGAAAGTGTCTATAATCGTACTTAAAGCGACCAATAAAACGATGTATTTAATCGGACTTAAAAAGATTAATAACGCCTTAAATAAGCCTGAAATAAAAGATGCTATTTTCACAATATTAAAATTTGATTTGTAAACCCCGTGTCCTCACGTTTTGACGGCTTAATGTCGCTATCTTTATTAAGTAAAGAAATGAATTCAGGAAATAAGTCTTTATTTTCTTTTAAGTACTTAAACAACCTTGCCTCATAAAATGAAGCCTTTTGTGCGTAATGCTCCATTGAAAAAACTACTTCGTTTTGTGTAACTTGGCTTGAATAGTCCCCAAATTGTTGTTGAATACCTTTGTTTTTAAGTTGGTAACTTAATCCAAAAACGGCATCTTCAGCAGACCGCCAAGCAACAACGGGTTGAATATACGTAACTAAAGTTTCTTCGTCGTTGTTTAACGTTTGCGCGTTGTAACCCAATAGCATATAATTGTAAAAGTACGTGCCTAGTATTGGTTGAACTCGCATATCGCTTTGAGTTTTAATATATGGGACAACGTCATTAACGTCTACGTTTGCAGTTATGGGTGTTTGCGTCTTTAAATAGGATTCGGTTATAAAATAAATCATTGCGCAGGTGTTATATTGTTAGTGTCTCCGTTTTCTAGTGGTGGCAAAGAAGCCATTGCACGAATTTCATTAACGGTCATATTTTCTAAAACTTTAACTGCCAATTCGGGACGCATAGTACTTAAAGCGTCGTTTATTGCTGAAACGTTTTCGTCTCGTTCAACTATTGTTTCGTTTACGATTTGGAAGTTGTTTATTGTAAAGGTTGCTTTAAGCTTGCTTATTTCCATTAAGTCGTTAACTATTTCTTCGACTATGTCACGCAAAGGAATAATCGTGTTTTTTTCGAATATTATATAAGCTTGTTTAATGTCACTACCCGAACCTAGTTTACCACTTACTCGAATACCCATTAATATTGGGTCGATTATGTGCGCCTGACAAATTTTAGAATCAATACTTTCGGTCGTACTTTGAAATAAATTATCGTTTGAATTTGTAGGTATAGATTCAATTTTCGGAAGGCTTTCTTGGTTGTTAGCAAAGAACGCAATAGCTTTACCACCGTTTGCCGCTCCTTTTGCCCTATCCAAAGTGTTTTTAATGGCTATTTTTTCCTCTTCGTTTTGTGGCTTTTTTGGGAACATCATTGCAAAACTAGGGAATATTGAATTTTGTATATTCGCTTTCTGTAAATACGACATTTCGCCGTCCAAAAACGCCCAATTCATAGCACTTGAATACTGTGGTAACGGGTAAACGTCCTGTCCTACTGAATGCGATTCATATATATATAAACATTCTCTTTGATTAATACCCCATTTATAAGGTTTAAGCGTCTTAATGTCAATTTGACTGCTCCAGTCGTCGCAAATAAAATAGTTTTCACCGTATTTATCACGCCTTACTTTCTCCGCTCCTATATGTTTAATCTTTACAACGTCCCCAATTTGGTTAAAACATAAATAAAAATATACTCGGTTGTGAATAATAACGTCTTTCGTTACTACGGGCAACAACTTTTTAAGGTTAACACGTTTGTCAAAAGTGTAAACGTCTACTTTCTCCATCGCCGTGGCGTTCTTGTCTACGGTTATTTCGAACCCACCACCAACCGCAGCGTTTGTTTTGTAGTCTACAATTGCACCGTGCAACGGACTAGTGTAATACATTTGGTTTAAAAGTTGTGGATACAAATTATCCGAACCAAAACGAATATATCCGTTTACTTGTTGTCGTGGGTTTACGTATGGTAAAGAAAGGTTTCCTTCGCCCACCCTTAAAAAAGGTGTTGAAAACGCCTGATAATTGTTACCTTCAACAACTTGAACGCTTTCTTTTTTTCCTATTTCGAATCCGAATATTTTCATTTAATCGTAAATTGATGTTGATGTTCCGTTAACTACTAACCTACCTTCTTCAACAAGGTTTAAACCACTTGCGCTCGTGTTTTGGTCGACTACAATAGGCACGGGTGACTCGTAAACTGAATAAGTGTATTGACCGATAATCAAAGTTAGGTCAACGCCCTCTTCTAAAGTGAATAAATTGTAACGATTTACATAGGGCGAAGTGTCAACACCGACCCAATAAATAGGTTGAGATGCCGTGTTAAATTCGTTTTCAAACACGAACAACCAAGTCGGCGCAGAAATCGTTGAATTCTCAGTTAATGTTAACGCAAACGTGTTTATTTCTCCCTTGTCTAAATAAATCATACTTTATAATAGTATAAATACGTAAGTGTTATAAAAATCTAAAACCCCCCAAGTGTGCATTGTAAAGAGGCATGGAGGGTATATTCACAAAACCCCCGAATTTCTCCGAGGGTATTATTTATTTTAGTTTAGGTTAAACTAGTAGTCCAGCAATTATCGCAGGGTCAACCTCGTAAGCTAACGCTTCGTTTTCCGCTACCAAAGTAAGCGAGTATTTTGAACCGTCTGCTTTTGCAGTTCCTGAACCTTCAGCGTAAGCCGTAACTTGAACGTTTTCAAAATACCAATACTTTCCGTTCCCGTCTAAAACAATAACAGAAAGGTCTCTTTGTCCCTCGCCTAGTATTTTGATGGCTCTCGACTTTTCACCTTCTCTTCTGTGGAACATTAAGTTAATTGTTTGTGTAACGAAAGATGAACCGTTGATTAAATCAATTGCCGCTTCTTCGGTATAGTTGGAAGTGTTTCTTCTAAATTCAAATTCCAAGAAAGGCGAAGAAACCGTAATTGCTTCAATTAACCACAATGCAAAATCAATGTCAGTTGCAGGGTCGATAGTCACCTCGGACATATCGTTTATGTAAATTTTTGTAATTGAGCCGATGTTGTTATCACAACCTTTAATTATCGCCTCTAAAGTTGTACAAGCCATTTTTATAAGTTATTAAAAAAGGGGTAAGGGTAAACCCCGACCCCCTTCAAATTAGTAATTAAATTAATTAGTCAAAGCAGATATTGTAAACAACAATCTCTGCAGGGTTCGTATAGTAAAAACCAACTTTCATATTTGCACGAGTTCTCAAATATGGTTCAGCAACCGTGTCAGTTAAGTTAACCGCTTTCAACGCTTTAGAATCTCCTTCGCCATCGAACGCATAAATTAAGTTAGATTTCAAAGTTAACACCATTGTGTCGTTTGGCATACCGTCCGCAACAACAACTTTAACACCCAAGAAAGTTAAACCTAAAGGTAGTGTCACGTAAGTTTGAGTGTTACCAGTAGCAGCAGCAAGTTCGTAAGCAGCAGCAACATTTGAAGAAACGTAAAATCTCAAGTCTGATTTTTTACGAATAACCGCAGCAGGTAAAGAAGTGTAAACGGTTGTCATTTCAGCAATAACGTTTGTTGAATCAATTGCACCAGCATAAAGACCAGCAGCGATGTTTTCGTCACCACAAAGTTTAACTAGGTAACCGTCGCAAAGTCCTAGGATTGGGTCTTCTTTTGCCGTGTCACCTTGCCATCTGATAAGCTCCAAATCCTCTTGGATTTTCAAAGACATTTCGTTCCAGTAGTAGTTCATAAAAGATGCAACTGTAAAGTCACCGTTTGAACCTTGCGCCATTTGCAAAGAAACAAAAGACTGCTCCAAATCAAATTGACAAATTTGCGCCATTGCTGACAAAGCACAAACGTCAATGTCGATTGCATCTAGTGAATCGTTAGGAGCAGTAAAGCTACAAGTTGAAGCTTTCAAAATATTTCCAAAAGCAACGTTTGCCAATTTAGTAGCTGACTTAATACCCGGTAAAGTTCGGTAGTTGTCAACTAAATCTTCAGTTAAATAAGCACGTGAGTAAAACTCATCTGGGTTTGCACAAAGTAGTGCGTTTGTTTCGATGTCTAAATCGAATTTTAATTTTCTGTTCATTTTAATTTTCTTTAAATAATTGTCTGTATTTTTTTAGTCTGTCAATTGCCGTGAATTTTTGTTCACTCAATTCAACTTCTTCTGTTTCCACTTCTTCTTGAACTGGAATCAATGCTTTTACTTCTGCGATAGCCTGCATTAATTCAGTTGCTAAAGCGTCTAAAATAGGTTGTACGATAGCGAGTACCGCTTCTGAATCTGTTTGGGGGTCAACCGCCATTGCGATTTCTTCTTCAACAACTTCTTCAGCTGCCGCTACCTCTTCCGCTTCAACTTCCGCTTCAACAACTTCTTCAGCTGCTAATTCCGCTTCCATTTCCGCAGGAACTTCATCTTTTATTTCGATAATTTCTCCGTCTTTTACAACGTAGATTTTACCTTCGATTAGATGTTCTCCATCAGGTAACTTCATATTATATTTGTTTAAATTGTTACTAAGTTTAAGACCTAAAAACCCCTCAATTGAAAAACCTACTTGGTCACTTTCAACTAACTTGGAATAATATTCTTTATCCGTGATTTGGGCGGTTAACATTAACGTTCCTTTAGGCACGTCAATACCATAACTAGAAAACGCTTTGTCTTCTTTTGGATTCTCAACTATCCACGCTTCAAGAATATAGGCAGGTACTTTTTTATCTGTATGCTCAAGGTTAAACAAGTTTTGGTTGTTTAAATCCTGCATAAACTTTGAGTAAATATTTTCTATTTCCTGCTCCGTAAATTGAACGTAATACTCTTCACCCTCGTCGTTACGGTAAATATTCATTGGAATCATTGCAGGGGCTACGATTCGCATTTTAGGTTCGTCTTTGAAATGGAAAATTTGCGCTGAATTAAACGCCATTCCTTTAACCATAACCGCAGGTTTTGAAGTGAACGCAATCATATCGATTCCTAAATTTTCGCCTTCGCTATATTCTTCGTCAATAGTAATTTTATAAAGAGGTAATTCTTTATCCATACCTTATAATAGGTTAAAAATTTGTTTGTTATTTTTTTTATATTTGTTGAAAACTTATAAAATGATAAAACTAGGTAAACAAGAAATTCCGAATGTAATTAACGAACTAACTATTGAACAATTTGAAAAGGTTAGCGAGTTCACAAATAACCAAGAACTGGACGCTTTTGAGAAATGGGTGTCCGTGTTCACCTACCTTGGAGCAGACGAAAACGAAGTTAATGAAATGGATTTTTCAGAATTCAAAGACAAGGTTAAAGAATTCAATACCGTAACCTACAAAGCACCAATAAAGTTTAAAAAGACGGTTGAACTTGAGGGGTATAAATACGTTAGTTACGACAAAAAATTCAAGTTATCAGTTCGCGACATTAAGCACATTGAAAAGATAATTAAGAAAGACCCGACCCGTTACGTTAGTAAAATGTTAGCGGTAATATTTAAACGTGAAGACCTCGACACGGTTGAACATTATTCGGATGCTCACATCAAACATAAAGCAAATTTGTTTAAGTCGTTGAATGCTGAAATCGCACTTCCGTTTATGGCGTATGTTGCCGAAAAATTAAAAGATACCGCTAAACAAATGACCGATGAAGTTGCCGCAGTCGTGGAATCAAATAACGGTTAATCAATTTATTGAACTTGCAAAGCTTGAACAAATTGAATTTGATTCGTTGTTTGAAATGCAGGTTGAAATGCTTTCGATTTTAGCGGATGAAGACCCAGATGAATTTTACGACCTAGAAATTGACGAACTTAACCAATTACTCGAACCGCTTAAATTTTTAAGGCAAGAACCCCGTGTTAAAATAACCCAACAAATCGATAAATTCACGTTTAAGCCTTTCGAAAAAATTACCCTAGGCGAATTTATTGATACCGATTATTTTTGTGTTCAAGACAAAATCGGAAATATACCGATTATTTGCGCAATATTTTACAGACAAACCAACTTTGATGAGTGGGGAAATCGTGTTTTTGAACCTTATAAATACAACTTATTCGAACGTGCTGAAGTGTTTAAAGAAATACCTGTTACTTCGGTGTTTGGCGTAGTTCACGAATACCTAAAATTTCGGGATAATTTTACTAAGCAATATGAAAACCTATTTGCACCGCAATTTGAAGACGAAGAGGACACCACCGAATTAACTCCTGAAGAAAAAAAGGAAGTTGAAAACGAAAAGAAACGTTCAAAGTTCGCTTGGGAAAGCCTACTTTATAATTTAGCAGGTGAAGACATCACGAAAATAGACGCAATCACAGACCTTAATTTAACCTTTGTGTTTAATATGCTTTCAATGAAGCACGTTTTGAGTTAATAAGAACCTGGAGGTATTTGTAAATTCCATTTTCCGCTAGGGTCACCGTATAAATTAAAGCCTATTTTTATTTGTGGGTTGTTTAATATTGTAGCCATTTGTAGTAAAGGGTAGTTTTCAAATTGCCACGCAATATATTCGCCTAAAATTTCTCCAAATATCGCTTGAACGCTTGAACTATTTACCCATTTTTGCGTTATGTCTTGAGGTGTAATTACGCCACCGTTCCAAAGGTCAGCACCTTTGTCTTGAAATAAGTAATAATATAAAGCGTTTATTGTAACGTTTAATTCGTTTAATTTATCTCCAGTCATTGCCGAAACACGAATCGAATCGTAAAGCGCACCCGTGTCAATTAAACCTAGCGTCCGAACTTCTTTTTGTAAGGCTTTAGCTAACTTATTTCTAGTGGCATATTTTACCTTAAACTTAGCCACCTTATAACGTTATTGTAACATTGTAACCCATTTGTTCATAAGCTGCTTTTCCGTAAGCTAAAGCCGTGTCAATACTTTGTTGTTCACCAGCTTGTAATTCGACAGTTAAATTACCTTGTTGAACATTTGTACTGAATGCACTTGCACCACTTTTAAAAGCCTCAGCACTTGCATAAGTAGCAATAGCTATCTCCAAAGTTTTACCATCTGCACGTCCTGCAAATTCAATTCTACCATACACACTAGGCACTTCAATTTCAGTTCCTGTAATTGTGATTTTGTTTTCTTCTGTTCCGTTAATTAATAGTCCCATTGTTTTTTTTTATTTATAAAGTTAGTGATTTATGCTAATAGTCCAAGGTTAGTCAATACGGTTACTAAATCAGCAACAGTTGTAATTCCAGCACTTGCTTGTTTGTATAGTTTAATGATATCACCCGCTTCAGTTCTAAAATGTGGTGCTGCGTTTCCTGCTGTAATGTCTGCTGAGTATAAATAAAATCTATCCTGCACATTTGTTGAAGGTGCAGTTCTATTCTTCATTACTATACATCCAGCACCACTTGTAGGTAATAGTCCTGTGCTTTCTTCAAAATGAAAATTATTATTATTTACTATACTAAGTAAATTAGTACCACCTCTTATGAAAATATCTCCTACATTACATACAAATCTAAATTGCGTTACATCATTATTTGTACCCAATTCAACACTTCCAACTCTTCTATATTCAATTCTTGAAGTACCATCAAAATACTCATAAAATGTATTAGCATTATTTCTATGTAGCCAACTACCATCTCCATTGAATTGTTGAAGAGTCACACTATCCGCTGAATTCCTAACCCTAAATGCTATATCAGTTGACAAAGCACCTTGCGCTCTTACGTCAAGTCTTACAGTTGTTGCTGGTGTTGCACCTACTCCTAGTCTTGCGTTTGTGTTATCCCAAAATAAAGAAGCGGATTGCTGTACTACATCTCCCGTACCTTGGAAAAATACTCTACCAACAGTCCCCGAAGTTACCGCAGTTGTGCCAACTGTTATACCACCGCCTACCGTGATATCTCCGCTGCCTAAAATAGAAGTTCCGTTAATCGTCTTTATGTTAGTGCCACTTACTAAAGTTGCTTGTTTACCATTGAATGCGCTCCAATCTGCACTACTCAATGCACCTCTATTTGTTGCACTTGCAGTTGGTAAATTAAAGGTATGTGTATCTGTAGCCGAATTGATATTAAAATCAGTTCCTGATGTACCAATTCCAAAGTATTGCACTTGCGCAGTCAAACTATTCAAAGCATTCAAGCCAGTTGAAAATGTAGTGATTATTTGGCTTAAATTATTATCCTCAGTATGTAAGGTGATATTCCTACCACCTGGAATGACAAAGATACGAATGGCAATTCTATCTGTTGCTAAAATTGTAGTTTGTGGAACAGGAATAGATGTGAAATATTGGTCAACAGTTGTACCATTGGTGATGCCTTCTGGATTGGTCGCACCACTTGCAATTAACGTGAATGCATTACTCAAATCAACTTTGTAAAGTTCAGCATAAAATGATGGGCTTCCACCACTTGATGAGCTATTGAAATAAAATTCAAGATTCCAATTGCCTCCAGGTATATTCAATAAATTAGGGTCTCCAGCATCAGTAATAAATGAAGCAATATATCCATTACCTTGTGCATTAGTTCGTGTGAAATTAGTTCCAGCTCCGATGACTGGTGTTTTACTCAATTCATAGTATGCACTACCTCCAAAAGTTCCCTGAGATACACTACCATTTAAATAGTAATTAACTGAGCTACCTCCACCGCCATTATTTGGAAAGTTACCTAGAGACCCATCACCTCTGACATATTGACTTGCTACACCCGCACCCGTTACCGCAATATCACCACTTGAAGTTATTGGGCTATTGGCTACACTAAACGCACTCGGCATCGTTAAACCTACCGATGTAACTGTACCACTTGGTAAAGTAGGCAAGTTGTCAAGGTCGTTGTAGTCGTTTGAAAAAGCCGTTGCTCCTAAATCCGCGCTATTTGCTTTGAGTGCTAAAGCGTCATTAACTGCGTTTTCACTTGGTGCTTTATCAGTTACCCCGTCCGTAATGGTTTGAGAAACTTGCGAGGGTATATTTATATTTACTGCCATATTATATTTATATCAAAATTTGCTAAAGTTACTGCGATTTCAGTTGCTACCAAAACACTATCTAAATATACATTATAAGTTGTGTCGGGCAAAATTAAAGTGTCGCCACAATCAACACTAACGTTATATGAATCGTCCGAGTTTTGAACGGTTACAGGGTCGCATTCACATTCGTTTGTTACGGGTATTATTGGTTCTAAAGGTATTTCGCAAACTGAATACTGATTAACCTCAAATGTAAAAGTACCAACCCAACCTGCAACGTAGTCTAAATCAAAGTTGTTTAAAGGTGTCATTGTAGGGTCGATAAGAATATCAATGCTTAAATCGTTCCCGTCGGTGTAATATAAGTAAAGGTCGTTTAATATTAATTGTGTGTCACTTAAAATCGTGTTTATGTTTGCGCGGTCTTTTTGAATAATGTCAACACAATAAACATCAAGCGTGAAAACGTTCGTGTTCATTCCGCTAGTCTCCGAAGTTGGAACAACATAAACCAAAGGATACCTTTCGTCAAGTGTTGAAAAGTTCGGCATCTGTTCCCTAAATTCACCGCCAAATTTCTTTACTTGAATATGAGCATTGAAGAACGTTTCGAGTTTATTTAATAATTGCCAATAGCTTGTCATAGTGTTGCGTTTTCTTCCATTCGTTTTATTCTACTTTGTGAACTTGTTATGTCGCTTTCAACAACTACCGCCTTAACAACTTGTTGCTTTTCGACACTTTGCGCACCTTGTAAAGTATTCATTTCGTTAGCTTGTCCGAACAAATTAGTTTGAGGGGTTGCAGGTTGCACACCACCGCCACCACCCGAAGCACCCGCACCACCTGAAGCACCCGAAGCACTTGCGCCTTTGAATTGTGTTGAAGCTATTTTCTTAATGTTAGCAATACCCGCAGCCGTAACCATTGCCGCAGCAATAGCACCCCTTATAATACTTGTCGGGTCACCCGCTACAATTTGCGAAGTATATGCGGCAACCGCACCCTTTAACGTGTCAATTACTGACATCGCTATATTTGCAGCCTTATTGATTTTAAACGCTTTTTCTTGTTGCTTTTCGCTTTCACCTGCAAAGGCTTGTATTACGTCGTTAACGGTGCTTAAACCCGTCTTTGTAGCGTCTGCAACGGAGTTACCTTTCTCGATAGCCGCTTGAACTTCTAATTGTCTTTCTTGGTCAATTAGTTCCATTTTCTTCTTTTGGTAAGCTAACTGAATTTCTTCTTGAACTGCTGCGTCTAATTTTGCAAGTTCCATCTTTTCAGTATACCATTTTTCCAAAGCTGCTTTTTCGTTTTGACGTGCTATTTCTTCATCACTTAAGCCTACTTGGTTAAGTTCGTTTTTTAGTGCCGTTATTTGGTCGTTATATGTTTTTAGTTTTTCCGCGTCTTCTTTTGCATACTTTTCAACTAAGGCTTGTTCGTCTAGTAGCTGTTGTTCTTGAAGCTGCGCCGTTACCGTTGCATCGTCTTTATATAGTTCAAGTTTTTCTTTATACCAGTCGCTTAAACCGTCTCTCTCTTTTTGACGTGTGGCTTCCGTGTCAGTTAGCGTTTTATAATTTAATTCCCTTTGAAGTAAAGTAAGGGCGTCCGCTTGTTCTTGTAGCTTAACCTTTTCCTCTTCGTCGTATTTGTCATTTACCGCTTTACGTTCAGCGTTGTAGTTGTTTAGTAATGTAGTTGTGTCTTGTCCGTATTTTTTAGCTAGTAAAAACGCTTCTCGGTAATTGTTATCAATGTCTTCAAGTTCTTGTTTTCGTTCGCTTAGTTGGTCATATCGGAATTTATTTTCTAGTTCGGCAATTTTTTCTAAAGCCTCTTTGCGGTCTTCAATTCGTTTTTTATTATTTTCTGCAGCCTTGGTTGTTGCCTCGGTTGAAGCTGTTGCCTCCATTATTTGAAGCTGGTTATATGAATCCGCTATTGAATTAAATGCGTCGTTTGCACCTTTAAATGCATCGTCTCTTTTCTTTTGTGTTTCTTCAATAAACTTTTTACCCTCTTCGCTTTGAATATTTCTAGATTTCAAGTCGGCTAAAACTAGGTCATAAATTTTTAAGCGCATTTGTAACTCCTTTTGTAACTGAAGTTGGTAACGCATTGAAGCTATTATTTTTTCTTTTTCTAGTTCCACCGTAGACTTACCTTCGGCTTTTGCTAAGTCAATTCGTCTTTGATATTCTGACTGTTCATTATTAAAATTAGCTTCACGCATCATCCGCATTTCTTCAGCTCGTCGCATTTCGGCTTCGTGTCTCGCTTCTGCGTTTGCCTCGCCCTCTTCCGCTGCGCCCTCACTTAAACCAAACCACGAAAGGAATTCTTTAATAGCGTCAATTACTATATTTATAACGTCACCTATAAAACCAAACACAGCACCAATTACGTCAAGTATTGGTTGAAGTATTCCGAGCGCATTCATTAAGGCAGCAATAGCTCCAACAATTGCGGTAATAGCAATAACCAATAAAAATATAGGGTTAGTTAATAGCATTATTCCAAACTGAATAAACGTTTTACCTAACGTGGCAACCGTAGACGTTAACCCTTTTAAACCATTTGAAATAGTTTCAGGACT